GATGATGTCGTGGTCGTAGACCTCATACTCGTGCTGCAGGGATTCCAGAAGCTCGCGCAGCGAGTTCAGCTGCTCTGGCGTGAAGTTGGCCTCGGGCCTGCCTTCGTCGTCAATCCCACCCACCAGGCAGATGCCGAGCGTGTTCGCGTTGTGACCTGCCACGTGCGCGCCCGGGATCTCGTTCGACCTGCCCTTCTCGATGACACCGCTGCGGCGGATGACATAGTGGTAGCCGATGTCGGACCAGCCACGGTCGATGTGCCAGCGTCGAATCTCTTCGACGCCAATGTCCATCGTGGGCTTGGTGGCCGCGCAGTGAACTACGAGCTGGTCAATGCTGCGCGTCACTTCTCACCCTCCAAACACCTAATCTTCGCCACTACGTCGCGAGCGATCTGCGCATTGTTGGCAAGCGTCTCGCGCATGCTCACCATCGCTTCAAGCCACCTTTGACTCTGTTCGACATGCGCCCTGTCGCGCTCGACTTCTGCCTGCCGGAACGAGTCGATCACCGTGCGCCAGCGAAGGGCTTCGGCCTGCGCGGTAGTATTGGTCATCCAGACCTGCCACATCAGCGCGAACAGCGCGAGCACGATCAGGCCGTTCTCGCGAATGATCTGCAATGCGAGCGTGAGCGTGTCGAACCGTTCCTGCATCTGCTCGGTCACGGCGTATACGGTCTCTCAGGTATGCGCTCGATCGTCTGCGTCTGGTCAGGGTCAGCAGGATCCGGCTTGCGCCGGGGCCAATGGGCGTTTTTCAGCACGCGCCGGTTGCCGTTGTTCGGCGTGATCGCGTGGATTGCGCCCTGAAAATGGCGGATCAAAGTCCTCACGGGATAATCTCTTCAGCGAGGAACGTATCGGTGTCGAGCACCAAATCGCCGATCTTGGCCGTAACCACGTAGGTGCCGGGTTCAGCGTAGGTATGGGTCACGATGCCGTTGAACTCCATCTCCTCGATCGTGCCGTCGCCAAGGTCGATGGTGCAGGTGATCGACGGCGTCACCACGACGTCGACCGTCATGGTGTCGGCACCGTCCTGCGCGTCAACCGTGCGCGTGGCGATCGCCGGGGGATCGGCGCAGCAGTCGGTCCAGACAACGGAGCCACCGGCCTCATAGGTCAGCCAGCCACGGTCCCACGCGCCATAGGCCGGGGTTCCGGCCAGGTGCGGGTTGGTCGTCCGCGCAGCGGCCTGAACGCGGGCGTGGCGGCCCTCGCAGTACGCCCTCGAGAGCATCGGGTCATTTGGGACGTCACGCGATCCCATGCACAAATTGCCTGGCATTTCTCGTCCTCCGATTATTAGGCCTGTAGAATAATAACCGTCCAGGCATTTGCCTCGACCGTGTCAAACGTCTGGCTTTGGCCCGGGTCAAGAGTCACATGGGTTTCTGGCGCCGGCTGACCAAACGTCTCGTCAGGATGCGCGGAAGTCTTCTCGCCATAAACTCGCATCGACACCTTGCCGTCGACCGCAGTGATACGGAACTGACCATCCCGGATGGACCCAAATGGCGCATCGCTGCTGGGTGGGGTGCTCGCCGACCCAAATGCGGGGGCCTGCAGGTCGGTGGCGATCGCCTCTTCCAGGGCGTCGGGCAGGTCGGTGTCGGTGTATTTCGGGTCGGAGAACTCCACGCCTTCGAACGTGAACGGAGCCATCACGTTTTCGACCACACCGTCAACACGGGCCTTCACGGTGCCGGACAGGATCTCGATCTTCGCGCTCATGATTTTCTCCGCTTCTTGCGCAGGATACCGGTCTTGGCATCGGCGCGGTTGAATTCTTTCGCGACCTTGGAGGGGGGACAGCTCTTATAACCAGCCCCGTGTGCACAGGCCGCCATTAACTTCGCCTGCTTTTTGCTCTTGCTGGGCATTATAGCTTCACCTTGGGGACCACGAGCCACTCCGGGTGAGCCTGTAAGACCTTTTGTAGCGCTCTTCCTCTGGCAACGCGGTCATTACTACGCAGATCTGGGTACTCCCGGTAAAGGCCAGGCATGGCAATTTCGGGAATTCTCGCAACCATCCGGCCCCAATCCATCTTGCGCTGCTCATGCTTTCGTAGTTCAGCGTTATGGGCAAGGATGGCATTCTCGTTTGGCTGAGTGCGTTCGACATACACACGGCTCTCGTGTGGCTGCTCTACCACCCTCGTCTTAAACGGCCCGATGTTGAAAAAATCTTCGCTCATAGCGGTGGGGGTCCCGTTGCCGGGACCCCCGTTCAGTTACTGCGTGACCGCAAGGGTCGGGTCGATGTCAGCAATGACACCGTGCGCCTTCTCGGTGTGAACGATCAGGGTCCAGTCAACCGCCATCTGACGGTTGTCGGCCAGACCGGTCTTGGCGAGCGGCTCGGTGCGATACCCGTGCAGGAAGCCAATCGACAAGTACGACGGGTCGAGAATGTACACGTCCGCCGTGTCGGTCGTCAGGTCGTTCAGCTGCTGCAGCCGGTTCGACACCAGGTCCAGCGTACCGAAATCGGTCACAAACACGTTGACCGAGCCGAGAGCGGTCGCCGGGGCGGCGCTCTTGCCCTGATCGGACGTGATCGTGCCCACGCGGGCCGAGCTGGTGAACAGGTACTCGGAGAATCTCCGAATGACCGACGGAACCGACATCATCACCGACGGGTCACCGCCTTCCTGGTACACCGACTGCACGCAGTCACGCACCAGCGTTTCGGTGAGCGCCCGAGCGGTGCCAGCCACCGGAGCGGCCACGATGCCGTTCGCGAACCCAGCGGCCGAGCCACCAGCACCACGGAAGTCGTTGGTGACCAGCCACGCACCCAGGCCACCAGACTTGCCGGGCGTGGAGTCGCCGTCATCAGCAACCGACGCCTGGTTGGTCAGCATGATCGCCTCGACGTCACGCCGAAGCTCCTGCTGGCGACGCATCACCTGCCGGGCCAGCTTGCCGGCGCCACCGATCGAGTCCGACTCGTTCGCACGCGTCGAGACGCGGACGACCTTGGTCGAAATCTGGCAGTGGTTGCCAACACGAGCACCGGTCTTGGTGTCGTTACCGGACGCATCCGAGCCGTCCACGACCGCATTGGTCAGGTCCGGCGCGGCCAGCTCGTCAGTCGTCCACTCCTTGTAGGAGTTGCCGCAGGTATCGGTACCGATACGGTCGGTCAGCGGCAGCGGGATCTTGGAGATGTCCCAGATCTGCTGCATCACGTCTTCGTTGATAAGGCCACCGTAAGGAACGGCCTTGAGATCAGCACTGTCTAGATTGAAAGTTGCCATTAGGTTATACCCCTTATGCGAAGGATTTCAGACACCCCAGCAGCCTTCTCCTTGATGCTCTTGGAGGCAGCCGCCTGCTTGATAATCTGAGAAATCCTAGCTGCTCCCACTACAGGAGCCCCAGTAGCCTTGGGCTTCAGGGGCTTCGGCTGAACGTTTTGGAGCTTAGCCTTGCCTTCTTTGCTCGCCTGGCGCAACTTGACGAAGTCGTGAAGCATTTTCTGAGTCCTGGCGTCAAACACCGAACCTATCTCATGATCGCCAAATCCGTACTCTTTCATGGTGGAGGCCATCTCTGACCAATCCTGCTGGAACTTCTTTTCGTCGCTCCATCCGTCGATGCTTGCACGGGCCTTAGCAACCTCTTGCTGTACCTCCTGCATCCGCTCGTTCTGGGCGGCCTGCATCGTCTGGACCATCAAATTGTTACGGTGGGTATTGGCGACCTCCATCGCTTCCGTTAACTTCTGTCGTTTCAGCGCCGCCCTCGCGGGATCGTTGCGCTCCAGGGTCTGCCAATCAGTTGTCTGGTACTCGTTAGCGATCGCCAACACTATGGCTTCCGCCTCCACCATCTTCTGATTGTAGGGCATCTGCGGCGTTTGCTTTGCCGCCATCAGCTCCTGTTTCAGCTTTTCCTGCTGTGCGATCAGTTCGGATCGCTCACTCTCGTACTTCTTTGAGTCGACCTGGACCTTCCGCATCTCCTTCCATTGGTCTTTCATCTGGCCAATGGTTACGGGCTCCTCCCCGTCTGGTAACGGGATCTGAACACCGTAGAGATACTCCGGTTCTACCTCGATGGCCTTGGCTAGATCCACCAGGGTAAAACGGTCTACTCCTTCTTCCACGCCGCTGGGGGTTTCCTTCTCGGACCCTAAAGCGATCTCCGCTCCAGTATCCGGCGTTTCGCTCTGCATTTCTGCAGTGTCCTCGCCCGCCTCCGGGTTCGGGGTTTCTTCGGGAATTTTAGCAGATTCGGGCTTCTCGCGCAAGATATCTGCAATCTGGTCCACTACATTAGCCATCACTTGTCTCCAAGTCAAAGTCGGCCACTTGGCCGTTCATAACACGCACCGAAAGACTGTTCTCCAGGTCCTTCAGTGCCCTCATCGTGTGCCAGATGCGCTCTCGCTCATCCGGCTCCTGCGCGTCACACCAACCCTCGAAATACTGTTGCTTCAGATCCCGAATCGTGTCCTGCCATTCGGGATTGTCGATGATCTGCTGAGCCCGTTGGCCCCTGATCGATGACCTTACTAGTTCATTGCTCATTGCACACCAGCCCCACCAGGAACATCGGTGTCGTACTTAAGCTCGATGTCCATGCGCTTGGTGTCGTTGTCGGTCCGCAGCTTGTCGTAGTCAAACACCTGCTTGCGGGCGGCCTGGTCGTCTTTCAACGCGACCTCCAGCTGACGAGTCTCCTCGCGCATCCGCAAGATTTCGTTCTGGGCCTGAGTCAGCTGAAGCTGGATCTCGGCCATCTTCGCCTGCTGTGCCGCCTGCTCCTGGGCCGCCTGCTGTTTCGCTTGGACGGCTTGCTGTGCCTGCTGGCTCGCCGGATCGATCCAATACCGCTCCACGGACTGCAGACCGGAGTTGATGACTATGTCCGACTGAACGTTGTATATCTTAGAGGCATCCACCAGGACCCCGTCGAACCCGGATTGCATGGCGACCATCTGCTGCTGTTGCACGGCCATCAGCGCCTGCAGCTTCCGCGCCCGCTCGCCAAGGGACAGGCCCACCGCCATCCCAACACGATAGCGGGGACGCCACGCCTGGGGCGCCACGGGGGTAAACTCGTCCCTGCGCTTGATGAGCATCGCCGGGGAATGCTTCCGCATGATCCGGTGTAGATGGATGAAGATGTCCCTGATGAACGTCTCGGCGAAGTTCTGGATGGCAAATGCCGCAAGCTGCTCCCGGCTGCTGATCAAGCGCTCGGTGGCATATGCAGTGGTGTGCGACACCGGGTTGCTTTCGTTCTGCATGTCGAGCGCCGTGCCCCCGCGCTCCGTTCGCATCTTGTCCATGTACTGAAGCATGGACAGTGAATACTGCGCGGTCGGGTTGAACGGCAGCGGGGTGATGGCGTTCGGATGGCGGATGCGCACCCAGCCACCGGGGCGGGACACGTTCAGGTCATTGATGTTGGCCTGGCCCTCCATGACCATCAGACGGTTGTTGTTCGACAGGTAGATGTTATCCAAAGCCTGTCGGAGTAGTGCCGTCTTGACGTCCTGAATCTGCTTGGCCTTGTCGAACATCGAGCAGCCGAGCCACTGATGCGGAACAGGGAATACGGCCCCGGCCGCGATCGGAACCGTCTCACACTCCTGATTCTCGATGACGACGGAACCGGAGTACCGGATCATGCGGCGTTCCGTGCGGCCATCCCCGTCAAAGTCCACCAGGTAGTAAGCCTCGCGGACGGCGAACGCATCCAGGTCAGAGGTAGAGGCTTCATCCGTATGACCTATGCGCTGCTCGCGGTGGGAGTCCTCCTCGCTCAGTCCGGAGTCCCCGGCAGTTTCCGACCACCGGTCCATCCTGCTGAGGTCAGATGCAGAGAACCCCATCTCGGTGAGTTCGTACCGATACATCTTGAAATTGTACGAAACATACCGGGCATTCTCGAGGCTAAGCTCGTAGTGGTCGGAGTTGACCCTTATGTAGTCTGGGGCCAGGATGTCGACCTTTGGCCGGCCCACCTTGTGCACTTTCCGCAGCTTTGCGCTGAGGATGTTTGGCGAGACTTCCTGCTCCACGATGGTTCCATCCGGAGTCTGGACTCCGACAACGGCAGCCTCCTGGACCATCTCGAGTTCAATGAGTTCAACCCGCTCGTTCGGCCCGGCCGACGACATGGCCATCGCCAACTGTTCGGCGCTAACCTGGTCCAGGGACACTATCTCGACGTGTTCCTCTTCGTCCCAGTACACCTTCGCGGCGCAGTTCTTCAGCAGCAGTGCGTCGAACGCAGCATCGCGCAGTATGTTGTACCCACGGTTCCACTCCATGAACGCGTAGTTGATAGCTTCCGTTTCCAGCTGGGCCTGCTGGACGTCTTCGACCCCCTCTGGCTCGAAATGTGCGACGGTATCGTGAACGAACGCCTGCATCATCTGCGCCAGCGTGGCGTCGGTCATGTCTGACACGTCACTTGAAACGACCTGCGACCGACCTTTTACCTCGTCGCCGCGCTTCCTGGAGTAGTAGTAATCCAGGGCAGTCGACCGTTCTGACGACGGATCTACCCCGCTGTTGTATCCGAGAGAGTTCTCGAGTTCGGATTCAAGAGCACCAATGAGTTCGATGTCGTCCATCAGATCACGCTTCTGTCGTAGTGGTCAGCCGGATCGGCATTCGACCATGATTTGTCCATTCCCAATATGTTCGTACCCTTGCCGGCCCCTACCGCCGCATACTGCAGGGCTTCACAGATGTGCGAGTACATGTTCTTATCCGGCTTATCCATGTACTTTTCGTCGCCGGACACCTGCACGCGCCTGTACCTATATCCTCCCCCGAGCCCCTTCCGCAGCATCTTGCACTTCGGCGACACCAGGAAGGCCGGCTCCCCGGTCATGGTCATCCTGGTCATCATGCTGGCCACCGCTTCACGCCGGATCGTGAAGTCGTTGGTATAGGTCGGGATGGCGGCCACGCCTTCTGCCAGCAGTACCTGGAACGGCGTCGTCTTGTCGGTCTGCGCCCGGTTCTCGCCGGACGGGTCCCCCCAGAATTCTACGTCGTGCCCGCTGTACTCGTGCCGTATCTTCTCCGCCAGCAGCCGCCCAAACTGCAGTGCCCCCATGTCCTCGGTCACGAGTTCGTCGATCGCCCGGAACTGTCCGGCCACTTCCTGACAGATAGCGGCGGCGGGGGTCAGGCCAAAGTCGATGCCCACCACCAGCGGCAGGTTCTTCACTACCTCGATGACGTTATCCGCGCAGTGCTTGTCGTCGACGTACTCCGCCCAGATGGGTTTGCCGTCCTTCACGAACCCGTACTGCCCATGTACGTAGATGTTGATCCACTCCTTGGTCTTGCCGGGCGTCATGTTCTTGTAGTACCCCGGCGGCAGGTTCCGGATGTTCTCTGCTTCTGCGGAGATTCCGGACGGCTGCTTGAACAGCTCCCACCCCTCGGGGCGCTGCTCCTCGAACACCTTGTACCACCAATGGTCCACATCCGGTGGGTTGGTGTCCATGATGATGCCAAGCCTGGTCGGCCCCCCGTCCCGCATCGACGGGTACCGGCCGATACGCCCGGTCAGCATGTCGATCACCGCACGGGGGATCTCGCGCGCTTCGTTGACCCATGCCGCCGTCAGTTCCAGCGACAGAAGCTTCTTGATGTCCTCGGGCTTGTCCAGGGCGCGGAACAGCACCTCCATCTCGACGTCGTCGATCATAATGGTGTGCGCCATGTCCGACGGCGACCACTTACCCAGCTGCTTGGGGAACCAATCGTGCCACGTCTTCAGCGTGGTGTCCAACAGCTCCCGGTAGGTGTTTCGTATCACCGCAAAGCGTGTTCTGCGCACGCCATCCGGCGATGGCTTCTGCTGGTGCCCCCACTTGAACAGTTCCCAGCAGCACGCCACGGACTTGCCGGACCCGATCGGCCCCATCAGACCACGCACGAAAGCGTCAGACCTGTGAAATTTCTCACAGGTCGGGGCCGCCATGTACGTGATCTTATTCACCAGACTCTGGCTCCGGATCCGGCTCGCTGCCCATGATCATGCGGAACACCGGTATCCCGCCATCGGCACTGGTGAGGTTCTGCTCGACCTTGTCCTTCCAGGCATCCGGCTTCTTGTTCTTCAGGAAGAACTTCGCAGCTTCTGTCGAGCCACCCAGCGCCTGCCGCGCCAGGGCGGACTCGATATTTTCCACGGACTCGCTGTACCTCGCAAACCTGCTCAGGTCCTTCAGCGCCGCGATCAGCTCGGCCGCGTGGAATTTCTTGGCGGAAATCAGCTCGCCGTTACGTCCCACAATCTCGACGTCCTCCTCCCCGGCCAGCTTGGGGATGATCTCGAGCAGCTTCTGTGCGACGAAGTTCTCGGAAATGAGATTGTCGGCCTGGTACTTGTCCTGCAGCCACACGATATAGGCGGCGACCACGGGGTCGCGCATGTATCGGAGCCCTTGGCCCGGCTTACCAATAACCTGAGCGGCCTTGACGTGCGAATAGGACTCCAGGTACGCGTGCGCAAAGGCGCGGAAATCCGGCCGGAGATTCTTCCAACCCTCAGCCGTGTGGCGCTCGACGATTACGGCGATTTCTTCGTCGTAAGATTGTCCAGTGTGCTCTTCCATTTCTGCTCGTCGCGGTAGCCGGCCCGGCGGGC